CCGCTCGGGCGGCATCAGCGAAGGCTTGGCAGGGACCGTAGTCGGTGACATTCGTCCAGAGGCCGCTGTCTTGCGAGAGCGGTTCGCTCATCAGATCGAGCAGCCGCACGCTCGACACCGCAGCCGAGAAGGCCGTGTACTCCGCAGCGTCAGACGGCCAAGGCGTGGCGGGCGACTCGGCGAAGAATAGGAGCCGGTAGAACGCCATCTCGGCGACAGCGGTCGCCGGGTGTTCCGCCGCGTAGTAGACGCCGAGCGTGCGCCCTGCGCGCCGATAGCGGGATCCTGCCGGATAGATCGCGCCGTACCGGAACGGCGTCGCTAGCAGGAAATCGAGATGGCGGCACTCCGGCGGGATCGCTGGTTTCGTCTCCTGGATCAGGTCTTCGAGCAAGGACTGTTCGGCGAGCGTATCGGTCAGCTTCAATGTCGAGACACGGTGCTGGGCCTCGACGAGCCGCCAGCACGCGCCGTCGAAGCGACGGAACTCAGACGAGAGCGCGACGCGCGTCCAGATAGGCGATGACATCGACGAGTCCGCTCACGGTTTGCACCTTCTCGATCGGCTGAGCGTCGAGAGCGGTGTTGGGATTGACGAGCCAGCTTGCCGCGACCCTGGCGTCGCCTCCTGCAATCGCGTCGAGGGAGCGGAACAGGCGCACGAAGAGGATCGCCAGCTCGAACGGCTTCGTCCCAGGCTCAAGACCGAATTCCCCGCGCTTCATGCGCGAGACCGTCGCCTCGCTGACACCGATGACGGTGGCGAGGATCCGGGCGGTCACACCCAACTGATCCGCAGCACGAAGAACTGCCTTGGTGACGACCGGACCGGCTTCCGGGCGGGCGGCGGCGGACAGAAGGACTGTCATGGGCGTCTCCTTTCTAAAGAAACTATATGACATGAAACTTCCTAAGGAAAGAGAAATCCGTGGAGGCCTTCCGTGTTGCTCTCGACGTCCTGTTCGCCGATCCGAACCTTGGCGAGACCGCGCTCTGGCAAGCAGGCGGCGTCGGCCCGGGGGTTCCTGTCCGCGTCATCCGCCGCCGCCCGGACGCCGTGGTCGAATTCGGAGCGTCCCGCGCAATGCTGACAACATTGAGTATCGATATCCGGCGCTCGCAGGCTGCAACGATCGCTGAGGGCGACCTAATCGTTATAGGCGCAGAAACCTTCAAGATTATCGCCGAACCGGTAAGCGATGTGCTCGGGCTTGTATCGGCCTGCGAGGCCACTGTGATTTAAGCTCGACGAGTCAGTCTTGCAGTCAGCCTTGTTCGAAAGCTCGACGCGAGTCGCCCGGCAAACTGTGTCCCACCGACGCAGTGATAGTAATCGTGCTTCTGGGAAGAATCTTGAGATCTGGAACTTCAGCTACGTCCTTTTCGCGAGCTGTTTCACAGAAGACTTCAATCGCATGGCGATCTCCAATTACAACGCCATGAATCAGGTCATCATTCTCGTGGTTCGGACCTCGAATACTTGGTCTCATGCCTCTTTCAGACCTGGGGCGCTGATCATCCATTGATCGCGGTTGCGTCAGGTGTCGAAGAAAAAACCATGAAAGCGACCAAGTGTCTTCAAATGCTCCATTGTGGAGATCCAGAACTCGTGCGGGCGACTTCTCGATCGGCGCAAGCCAAATTCCAGCGTCAACGCGACCAGAGACGCTTTTTACATACTCAAAGAGCGCCAATCCACCTGAATAGTCGTAGATCGGTCTAGTCAAATTCCGCGTATGAAGAGCACGAATTTTCGCTATCGTTGTGGAAGAAAAGTGCGATGCGGGTGGGCAGTACATCATGTACTTGAAAAAATGACTTCCGAATCTCTCTGTGAGCTTTAAGAGCCGCTGATGTTGTAAGTGGTCCACACTCTTGAACGATGATTTTTCGTCGAATCCTAAGGTCGGCGATGCAGGATGCAGGCGTTTCGCTTGCAAGAGATACGACCAAATCCGAGTTTCCTCCGGAAGAATGAAATTCCTGTATTCCAGCACCAATCCCAAGTCCGATTGCGAAACCAAATTCTCCATCTTGATGGAATGCTGGTGAGTATCAATTCTGAAATCAAATTTCAGGTCATCCCCGCACGATGCAATGGCTTCATTAAGGCGATCAATATTGAACCTGAGCGATTCTTCCCGCCGCTGTGTTTCTGCATCCATCAGTGCACAGAGCTGGCTTGTCAGAGCAGGTTCGTCCGGCGGGACAGGCCGCAAGAAAGTCCGCGAAAGTGCGGCATCAACGCCGTCGAAGTAAGCAACTAGATGCGGAATGTGCTGAATGCCTATCATTTGTCCGCTCACCCAAGACGCAATTTGCCACTTCTATAACCCGAATCGGACAATATCAGATAGTCCATGCGCTTCAGCATCCAGCATCCCGATCTCGGCAAAGCCCTTGCTGAATCCGAAAAGGACATCGAGCGCGCCGCCACCTCCGGGATGCGGGACGCGCAAAATGAACTGAAGGAGCGCTTGCGCGAAGACGTCGTCTCAGCCGGCCTTGGCGAACGCCTCTCGCGGACATGGCGAGGCAAGGCGTTCCCCGAGGTCGGCGAGAGCGTCGAAGCCGCAGCCTTCGTCTGGTCGAAAGCCCCGAAACTCATCGACGCCTTCGATCGTGGCGTCACCATTCGTTCGGCGCGGGGGTTCTGGCTGGCGATCCCGACACCCGCCGCTGGGGCGCGCGGGCGAGGACCGAACGGGCGTGCGTCACGCATCACGCCCGGGGGCTGGGAGCGACGTACCGGCATGCGGCTGCGCTTCGTCTATCGCAAGCGCGGCCCTTCGCTGCTGGTTGCCGATATGGCCCGCCTCAACACGCGAGGACTGGCGGCGGCGAATAGACGCAAGACCGGTCATTCAACGGTGATCGTGTTCCTGCTCGTACCCCAGGTCACGCTCCGCAAGCGGCTCAACATCGATGCGATCGCGAAGCGGCAAGCCGCGCGCGTGCCAACCCTGATCGCGCGGCACTGGCCTCGCTCCTGAAGGCTCGTCCTACATGCCCTCGAAACGCGAAACCGTCCTCGGCGCGGTGAAGACGCTTGTCGCCGCCGCCCTGCCGGGCGCGGAGGTGAAGCGCAATCTCGCCAAGCCGGAGCGTATTCCTCCGGGCGGGCTGGTCGTGATCCGCGATGGCGATCCGGGTGAGCCCGACGTCACGCTCTCGCCGGTGTCCTACCTCTACACCCATCGCATTCCCGTCGAGATAGCCGCTTTCGAGAGCGCCACGCTCACGCGTGAGCAGGTGGTCGACGAGATGCTCACCGCCATCGGTGCGGCGATCATCGCCAATCGCAGGCTCGGCGGGCTTGTCGACTGGATCGAGGCGGAAGCCCCGACCTCCGAGGACATCGAGACCACGGGCAGTCAGGCCGGCCGCTTCGCCGATGTCGTGATCGTCGCGACCTATGCAACCGCCGATCCGTTGAACTGAGCAACGCTAGCAAGCTTGATGGGCGGACATTCTGGCATTCGCTTAACTTGAAGCAATCTGCCCTCCAGCTTCTTTGATCGCCTCACGCAGGATTTCATGCAGGCGGCTCAGGAACAGACGTGCGTCCGCAGTCATCGCGGCACTGATCCGGGGCGCGGCCACGTCATGAATCGTCTCAATCGTATGGGCCCTGCGCATTGCTGACCCTGGCCCACTGTGATCGAATGCCTCTCGCCAGCCGGTCACTTGGTCGTCTGTCAGCCTTGTTTTCGTCAGATCGTACAGGCGCGCGAATACTGTTCTGCGGATCCGGTCGAGGGCCAACTCGCGTTCATCATCCGTGTGCGGGAGCCGCGTCCAGTCGGCAGGTCGGTCCAGCCACTTTGATGCCTCCTCCTGCAGCCGAGCGAGAAGATCGGCCACTGGTGTCAGATTGTCGTACTCGTCCGCCCAACGTGAAGCGAGGCGGCGGCTTAGGGCCTTAATCCTCGTCCAGTGCTCCTTGGAGATACCATCGTGGTAGGAAATGCCAAGACGAGCCCGCCAAGGATCTCTGAATGCGTCGATTGCGTCGTGCATCGCGATTTCCAAGCCTTTAAGCTCGTATATCGGGCTGCAGTCCGTCTCTTCGCTCGGTGCGCCCGACGAGCGCATCATTTCGACCAGTTTCTCGAGTTGGCGCTTGAAGCCACCAGGCAGCTTGGCGGTCGGCTTGTCCAATCCGCCAAGAAACACGGAATGACCATCGACCTGCCGTTCGACAGCACCAGCAACACCTGCACCCACAATGTCGCGTAGGCTCGCGATGGCATTGCCGACCGAGCCCAGGACGTGGTCGCGTTTCTGGTCGAAAGAGCCAAGGTTCGCACCCTTGACCTGATCAAAGTGGGTGAAGGCAATCGCCAGCTTGTCTGCGAAGCCTGAGCTGCCAACGGCTCGAAGGAGGGCAAGCGGGGCGGCCTGCATCGGCTGCTGCGCATTATCAACAAGGAGGATCATGTCGACGCGCGAGAACTTGTTGGTCACGCGAGTGGAAACCGAGGAGACACTGCTTGCGGTGTGACCAAGGCCCTGACCGTCCAGCAGCACCAGTTTCAACTCTTCGTCCTGTTCATCAAGATCAGGGTAGAGCGGTCCTTGAACGCGGATTCCGTCGACAAGGGGCGTGAGCAGCCGACCGAACTGCTTGTGATGGTTGCTCGAGAACCAGCGAACAGCCGCAAGGAAGTCATCACGGTCGTCGCTGTTGTAGGTCCAGATGGTCGGCCACCCGGTTGCGGATCGCTCGGTGTTCCCAACCTCGATGCGGTCGAAGCGCTCGGCGACCTCGTCCATCAGGTCTAGCGCGAGCGTCGAGAAACGAGGGTTCTTGAATGCTTCGACGCCGAACAGCTCGAGCCAGGCGGCCTTGCCATCAGCCGATTTTTCGTCGCTGAGCCGACCGATCTGCGCCTCGCAGAAGGTGCCCGTCTCTTTCGCAAGGTCCTTGATGGCATTGACAAAGCCGAGCAGGCGGATGCGTTGGTTCTCGATCTCTTCCGCTGTGACTTCCTCGTCTTCGCTGATCGCCGTGTCCGGCTTTGGCTCGTCTTCGAAAGCGAAATCGTCGTCGTCGCTCTCGTGAGCTGTATTCCATCCGCCGAGAATGTACGAAAGGCGGAACCGCTGCTCCCGATGCTCGAGAAGCGCTGCGGCAATTTTCGGGTCCGACTTGCCTTGGATCGCTTCGAGGCAAGCCTCCTCGATGCATTCATCAATGTGCGCGCGTACCTCGTGCTCTGGCATGAACGTCACCGCAGCGGAGAAGTCGCCAGGTGCAACGACGATCTCGATATCGGCAGTGGTCGTCTTGGCTGTCGATGTCGACGGAAAACGATCGGTCTCCGGGTCAGAACCGATGACATGGCGAAGCAAGGTAGTCTTGCCCGCTCCTGTTGTTCCGAGAAACAAGACCGTGCTGTAGCCGTCGTCGCGGGTGGGGAGAGCAATGACGGCCGAGCGGCTCGCTTCCGCATCATGCGCTTCTGCTTCGATACCGTCGAAGAATGCGGAAACCACGATGTCGTCGAACTCGAGTGCTGCATCCTTGCGGCGATCGCCAGACCACCAAGACTCGTTCTGCAGCAGTTCATTCAGTTGCTCGACCAGCCGGTCGGCTTCTGCATCGTCGGAGGTTCCAAGCCCCTTTCTGACCTTGAGGCCCCATTCGTTTCGGCTGTCTCGGCGAACAGGGTGCCGGAATGTCACGCTCCAGCCGGGGCGGTTCGATCTGGTCTTCGAGGCACTGAACCTGCGATCAGTCATGACGTTGTTCTCCGTTGTTCCCGGGCTTTCTATAGGCCGCAGATCGTCCTGTCAATCTGAATCGGAACAACGCAGAACAACGTCAGGCCGTAAGACACGGACGAAAATCGCGCAGTGGCGGCCACCCGTACTTGCTGCCTTGCGGCTCCCATAGCGGGCTTCGCTATCCAGCGCCCGCCTCTTCAGGCCGACGGATAGCTCGTCCACCGTTGCAGACCAGCGCCTTAGCCATCATGACGAAGGAGTATCAATATGCCTCGCGCTCGCGGCGTGAACGCGGCTCTCGCCGCCGTGTTCGAAAGCACCTATGGCACCCCGCCCGGCACCGGCTTTCGCCGCATGCCCTTCGCCTCGGTCAACATCGGCGAGGAACAGGGGCTGATCGCGAGCGAGCTTCTCGGGTTCGGCCGCGAGCCGCTGGCGCCGGTCTATGACGTCATCACCAATACGGGCGATCTCGTCGTTCCCGTGGATACCCGCAACATCGGCGTCTGGCTGCGCGGCCTGATGGGCGCGCCGACGACCGTCGCCGCGAACGCCGCCACCGGAACGATCACGCTGACCGCGAACCTTCTGGTCAACGACACGGTGACGGTCGATGGCACGGTCTATACCGCCGTCGCTTCCGGCGCGACGGGCCAGCAGTTCAACCTTGGCGGCACGGCGGCGCTGACCGCCACCGCGCTCGCTGCGATCATCAATCCGAGCGCGAATGTCGCGGCCGCGGCGGTTGGCGCGGTCGTCAACCTGACCGCCAAGGCGCTGGGACCGGGCGGCAATGCGCGGACGCTGGCGACGAACGCGCCGACGCGCGCTAGCCTGTCGGGGGCGACGCTGTCGGGCGGCGCCAACAGCCACACCTGGTTCTCGGGCGCGCAATCTCTCCCCTCGATGTCGATCGAGGTCCAGCTTCCGGACGTGCCGTTCTTCGGCATGAACTACGGTGCGCGCATCAACAGTTTTCAGGTGCAGGCGCAGCGATCCGGTCTGCTCACCGCCTCGCTCAACATCATGGCGCAAGGCGAGACCATCGCCGCCACGGCGCAGTCCGGCACGCTGTCGGAGTTCGTGTTGGAGCGCTTCGGCCAGTTCCAGGGCGAGGTCCGCCGCAACAACGTGGCGCTCGGCAACGTCATCTCGGCGGAACTCACCTATTCGAACAACCTCGAAGCGGTCGAGGTGATCCGCAGCGACGGGCGCATCGCCGATGCCGATCCGGGCATCATCGCGCTGACCGGCAACATCACCACCCGCTTCGAGGACCGCGTCCTTCTCGATCAGGCGACCAACCGCCTGCCTTGCGAGCTTCAGTTCCGCTGGGCGGCTGGTGCAGCCGCGTCGCTGGTCTGGACGGCGCACAGGGTCTTCCTGCCGCGCGGCGACCGTCAGATTCAGGGGCCGGGCGGTGTGCAGGCTCCGTTCGCGTTTCAGGCCGCCATCGATCCGGTGCTGAACCGCGCCGCGACCTGCGTGCTCACCAACGACGTCGCGTCCTACTGACGTTCGTCGAGGTGCCTCGTCGGTGCATTCAGCTACCGGTGCGCACTGCGACCGATGCCACGCCTGCGCCTATCAGTATTGATCCACCTGTCTTGTTGATCGCTCCAATGACCCGCTCGTTTCGGACGAGGCCGCGAGCGCGGCTGGCGAAGTAGGCATAGGCAAGCGCGTTAGCGAAGGCGATCACGAGAAATGTCGCTTGAAGGATCAAGACTTGCGGCCAGAAAGCAAGCTGGTGGTCGATGAACTGAGGAAAGAAGGCCACGAAGAAGAAGATACCTTTGGGATTCAGACTGGTGACGAGCCAAGCATGCGCGCCCATGCGCAAGGCGCTCGATGCGTCAGTTTTTGGCTCGGCGCTCAGAGAGCCGCCGGCCCGGAACAGCTTGACGCCGAGGTAGACGAGGTAGGCCGCACCGATCCACTTCACGACCGTGAACAACGTCGCGGACGCCATCAGCAGCGCACCGATGCCCAAGACTGACAGCGACATCGCTGTAAAGTCACCGAGCGCGACACCGACCGCCATCGGCAACGCCGCCCTCCACCCCTGGCCAAGTGCATAAGACACAACCAGCAGAACGGTAGGCCCTGGGATCAAAACCAGAGCGGTCGAAGCTGCAACGAAGGCGATCCAGATTTCGAAGGGCATTTGAGCGTTCCAATGACTTAGATCGCAGCAATCCACCGGATCGCTCCCCTGTCAACCATTCAAGCTTTCGAAGCGCCGACGCGATCCGTTGGTGCTCGCACGTCGCGTCGCACGCCTTCATCAACACTCGAATTCGGAGACCGTGAACTCTATGCTCAAGCTCTCGACACCATCCCGCGATCCGTTCTGGCTCGACATCCTGCCGGGCGTGCGCATCCAGTTCCGGCCGATCTCCGTCGCCGACATGCTCGTCGCCCGCGCCGCCGCCGCCGAGTCTCTCGGCACGAAGGTCGAGGGCGACTTGGCCCTCGACCGGAGCACCACCGTCGCAGCGGGCGCGGCCTTCACGCGTTCGCTCGCGCTGAGCGGCATCGTGGCGTGGGAGGGCATTGGCGATGCCGGCGGCAAGCCGATCGATCCGAACCCGGTCGCCATCAATCAGCTGCTCGAGGTCTGGCCCGCCTTCGACGCCATCGACCAGCTCTATATCGGCCCTGCCTTGACGAGGCTCGACGAAAAAAACGTCTGATCGCCCTCGCGCGCTGGCACTTCGAGGGCGGCGATGGCTACTGCGCCGCCTGTCCATCGCGGTGCGGGGCTTGCGCCTATGTCGAACACGCGCCCGTGACGGCCGAGGGGCTTCTCGCATGGGAAGTCATCCGCCGCTGCGCGGGACAGGTTCGGGCGGTGATGGGCGGCGTCTACGCCATCGACTTCGGCGCGGTCCTTGCCCTGGCTCAGGCCATGGACGCGTCCACGCCGCTGCTGGCCGACATCCTTCCAGAGATCGAGCCGATCATCGTTGCCGCCTATGGCCGCGACGCCAGCCGTTCCAATCGCGATTGAGCAACGCCACCCATGTCCACCACCAATGTCTCGATTCGCCTCGGCGTCGAGGGCAAGGCGGAGGTCAAGCGCGCCTTCGAGGAAGTCGGACAGGCCGGGACGCAGGCGTTCGGGCAGGTCGACCGCGCGCTTGAGCGCACGGGAGCCGCCACAGATCGCGAAACCGCCCGGTTCAAGCGCCTGGCCGAAGCCGCCCGCATGGCGGCGCAGGCCGACGCCGCGCAGGGGCGGATAAATCAGGTTCTGGGCGTCGATCGCCAGGCGGCGGGTTCGGCGCGCGCGTCAGCCGAGGTCTTCGAACAGGCCGCAAGGGAAGCCGAACGCTACGAGGCCCGCGCGAAAGCCTTGCGCGCTGCCATCGATCCGCTGGCAGCAGCGCAGGACCGGCTCAATGCCGAGCTCGCCGAGCACGCGGCGCTCGCCAGTCGAGGTGCCATCACCACCGCCGAGCAGGCAGCCGCGAATGCGCTGGCGAAGTCGCGCTTCGATCAGACCGCGCAGGCGATCAAGGGCGTTGGCGCCAACTCGAAGCTCACGACCCAGCAGGTCATGACGCTTCAGTACACGGTGAACGACGTGATCGCGTCGATGTCCACCGGCATGTCGCCATTGACCATCTTGATGCAGCAGGGTGGACAGGTGACGCAGGCCTTTGGCGGCTTGCGCGGCACGATCATGACGCTCGGCTCCGCCATCGGCGTTTTCGGCGGCGTCATCGCGGGCGTCGCCCGCGCGTCCGGCGCGACCGCCGCGCAGCTTGAACAGGTCGCGCAATCTTCCGCCGATGCCGGCAAGGTCTCGGTGTCGTCGGCGCGCGACATGCAAGTCGCGTTTCTTCGCACCGGCAAGATCGGCGCGGAGGAAATGGGCCGCGCCATCGCGGTCTCGCGCAACCTTGGCGTCACGCTCGGCGTCGAAACCAAGCAGGGCGCGGAGGAACTCGCCCGCGCGCTGGCCGATCCGTTGCGCGGCGCGGATGAACTCAACGACCGCATCCGGGTCCTGGACGATCGCACCCGCGCCTATGTCCGCACGCTGGTCGACCAGAACAACCGGGCGGAGGCGCAGCGCGTCATCCTGAACGCGCTCGCACCATCGTTGGCCGACGCCGAACAGGCGGTCAATGCGCTCGGGCGGGCCTGGCAGTTCGTCGGGCGCTCGGCTTCTAACGCCTTCGATGCGCTCGGCAAGGCAGTCGACCGGGCGGTCGATGGCCGCACGCCCACGGAAGAACTGGAACTGCTGCGCTGGCAGCAGGAGCGGCTCCGGGCGAACGTGCGTGGCAATGTCGTGCCGCTGATGTTGCCTCAGGTCGAGCGGCGGATCGCCGAACTCGAACGGCAGATCAACGACCAGCAGGAGCGCGCTCGGCGAATCGCCGCGGAGGCCCGCGCCAACGAGCAGTCGGTACGCGCCGGCGAGATCGCCCGCGACACCAATCCCGGCGCGCGCGAGATCGAGCGGCTGCGAACGCAGGAAGGCGTGCTCCGCGCCGCGCTTGCCGATCCGCTGGTTCGCTCGAAACTGGCCGATGTCGCGGAGGTCGAAGCGGCCTACCGGCGCGTCGTCGCGGAACTCGCCCGCTATCGACCCTCGGTGGATGCGGCGACGCAGGCCGTGGTGGAGCAGACCTCCGCCACGGAAATCTCGATCCGCGCCACACTTTCGTTGGCCGAAGCCTATCTCGAAAGCGCCGATGCCGCCGCGCGGGCGGAAGCGCGCCGCCAGGGGCTCGTCGATCAGGCCCGTGAGGGCGTCAACGCGGAAGCCCGTGCGCGGCAGGCTTTGCGGGAACGGATCGCCGAGCAGGCGGCCGAGGCCGCCCGTCAGGTGTCGGAACTCGGCCGACAGATCGACGGCCAGCGCCGTCTCAACGAGGCGATTTCCTCGGGCGCGCTCTCGTCCCAGCGCGCCCAGCAGATCATGCAGGTCGAGCAGGCGCTGCGCCCGCTGATCACGGCGCAGACGCTGGCCGAGGGCGAGGCCAAGGAGAAACTCGGCCGCATCATCGACCGCACGCGCGAAGCCTACGAGCAGCTGCACCGCGAGCAGAACCGCACGGACCTGCTTCAGGGCATCGAACGCCGCCGCGACGAGATCGCGTTGCGCGAACGGGAACTGTCGCTGGTCAGACGCGGCCCGGCCGCGCGCCGCGAGGGCGTCGACCAGCTGCGTTTCGAGCAGGAACTGCGACGGCTAGGCATCGATCCGAACGATCCCGAGGCCAGCTATTCGCGGGAGCAGATCAGGCGGCTCAACCAGCTTGGGCGGCAGACGACGGGCCGCGAGGCGGCCTTCGACACCGAGCAGCAGAACACCGGCCTCGCCCGCGAGGTCGAACTCCTGAAGCAGGGAGCCTCGGCCCGCTCGGAAGCGATCGCCATGATCCGCGCTGAGCAGCAGCTTCGCCGCCAGGGGATCGATCCGGCGGGAACCGAAGGACAGGCCGCGCTTGCCGCCGCCCGCCGCCTGTTTGCGCTTGAACGCCAGGCGGAGGCGCAGGTCGCCTTGCAGGATCAGCGCGCCGAGATCGCCCTGATCGAAACCCAGATCGGCCTGATCGGCGCGTCCGCGCAGCAGCGTGAGACGGTGTTGACGACGATCCGCGCCGAACAGGATCTGCGCCGGCGCGGCATCGACCTCGCCAGCGAGGAAGGTCGGGCCATCGTCGCCAACGCCGTCCGGGTGCAGCAGCTCACGACGGAACTGCAGCGGCAGGAAGCGACTCAGCGGGCCCTGCAGGGCGCGATCGGCAACGCGCTGGACCGCTTCGGGACGCTGCTGGCGCAGGGCAAGACCGACTGGAAATCGTGGGCGGATGCGGGCCAGGCGGCGATCAACGACATCATGAACGAGCTGATCAAGCTCGCGGTGATGAACCCGCTCAAGAACTTCCTGTTCGGCGGGAACGCGCCGACGCTGGCGACCGGCGGCGGCATCTTCGGAGAACTCGGCAAGATCTTCGCCGGGCTGTTCCATGAGGGCGGGATGGTCGGCCAAGATTCGATGAGGTCTGGTGGGCCGGGGCGCAACGTTCCGGCGCTTCTGTTCGCGGGCGCGCCGCGCCTTCATGGCGGCGGCTATATCCGGCGCGGCGAGGTTCCGGCCATCCTGCAGA